GCCCTGGCCCTTACTCCCTGGAGGTGAAGGATGGTTGATAGGACAGGCATGTTCTATGATGGCAAACCTATTGATGATCTGACAAAGGATGAATTAATAAACGCACTCATTGAAGCGTACGCCATGTGGCGGAAGTCGAAGATGGCTCTCGAAAAGACTCTGGAGTTATTGGCTAAGAAGAAAGGCGAGGAAGATACCCTGCAAGGATGTGAATATGATGAATCAACAGGAGGGAAGTGAATGTTGTGGCAAGATGCTAACCAAGTTTGTACCTGGTGGCGTATAGGTAAAACCCCTGATCCTGAGAGAATTTACACTGCTGGTTGGGATTATTGGCTGAGATGGATAACAGCAACCCCTAGCGCAGCATAAGGAGGGAAGTGATGGCTGATAAACCACCCAAGATAACAGAGGAGGAATTTAGCAAGAACGTCATCAGGGTTGCCCAACTCTGCCATTGGAAGGTAGCCCACTTCAGGAGCGTCAAGATACAGCGCCAGGATGGGAGTGTCTATTATGCCACACCTGTACAGGCTGACGGCGCGGGTTTTCCTGATCTATTGATGATGCGAGATTCCAGACTTGTTATTGCTGAACTCAAGAGTGAGACCGGTAAGACTTCTGCTGACCAAGATGCGTGGATTAAAGGTCTGAGAATATGTGACGAGCCAACAGTGAAACTTTGGAAGCCGTCTAACTGGGATGATATTGTGTTGGAGCTGGAATGAATAAGATTGCAGCATGGTTCTTGATACCAAGAGGAGACTATTGCTCAGGTTGCCCCTTCCACTTCATAGATCATGGTAGGGAACCACAAGACAACGGTTACTGCTCGTATATCCCGATGAAAGATTGGGAGTCTGAGGATATCACACTACTCTGGGATGGTGTCAAGGAATGTGGGGTAAAGACGAAATGACATGCCCGCACCACTGGGATTTCACACCGGTATCCGGCCTAACCAGTCATGGGGTGTGTAGACTTTGTAAAGCTGAAAAGACCTGCAACAACTATCTGACCATCGATGATAGTCCAGTTGGGATGAAAATAAGGCATTATAAGATAAGGGAGGAAAGGATGAGCATAGAAAAACTAGGAAGGGACAAATGCCAAGAGATACAAAAGATAATGGCTAAACAAAGGGATGAGAAGTTAGCACATGAGGAATTGGAACTCAGGGAGGGCATTATCAAGAAGGTGCGTAAACTCTCGGATATTCAACTGAAAACCAGTGAGGACGCGGCGAAGGCAATCACCCGGCGCAATCCCTGGACGGTGCATAGATTCATGCTTACCCACAAAGAAAATATCGTAGAAACTTACGAGAACGAAAGCCACAACATTGCTGCTGTGGCGAGGATATGGAAGCTACCACCAAACACCCTCCGAGGCAACCTCATCGCCTGGGGCATACATAAGCCGGAAGGGAAACAAGTTCCGGCTCTTCCGGGTAAGTCCACAAAGGCAGTGATAACAGCTATCTGGCCTGATTATCAAACGGTTTTGCCCTGCGATATCCCCTGTCCAAAGTGTGGGAGTGCTGATATCAGTCGTGTGTACCATCAGGAACGCGATTATATCCAGAACCATTGCCGATGCTGCGAGTATGAGTGTAAAACGGAGGCGTTGAAATGATGATAGCAAGCTGGCCGCCCTGGGCGATCTTACTCGGTTACATTGCAGGAGGGTTAGGTGTACTTGGTCTGGTATCCTGGTGGACGTATCCGAGACATTGACTATTGACAGTCTGGTATATAATCAAATCGATGGTATACCTAACTAAAGGCATGGCTAGTTCCCGCAGAACCAAGATTGATAAACAGTCTGATGTGTCTAGCCATGCCTGACTAATACAATGCAAGTAGAATGTGCCCACGACTCCCTTGTTGATACAGCCTCACTGATACCCAACCCGCGTAACCCCAACCGTCACCCCAAGAAGCAAATTGAACTCCTGGCAAAGATTATCAAGCATACCGGTTGGCGCAATCCCATAGTCGTCTCCAACCGCTCAGGCTTTATTGTCAAAGGCCATGCCCGCCTGGAGGCTGCCAAGCTCTTGAACGAGGATAAAGTTCCTGTTGACTTCCAGGACTACCCTAACGAAGCATCTGAATATGCTGATTTAATCGCGGATAATAGACTGGCCGAACTTGCTGAACCAGACCTGCCAAGCCTCAAAGACCTTTTGGAAAGCCTTGACAATGGTTCGATGGATATGGACTTAACAGGGTTTGATGAGAAGGCTCTGGAAGAGTTGATGACGCAATTTTATATTCCTGAAGACAATAAGGATATTGATGAGGAATCCATGAAGGATACTAAGAATGAATGTCCGAAGTGTGGATTCAAGTGGTAACTATTATCTCGACCTTTGCAGGTTGTGGTGGATCATCCCTTGGTTATCAAATGGCAGGATTCAAGGAACTATTGGCAGTAGAATGGGATGATAATGCCGTGGCAACCTTCAAACTCAACTTTCCTGATGTACCAGTTTATCACGGTGATATCTGCAAACTAACAGGAGAAGAGTGCATGAGACTTGCTGGTATTAAGTCTGGGGAACTTGATATCTTGGATGGTTCACCGCCATGTCAGGGATTCAGTACGGCAGGAAAGAGGCAATACTCTGATCCTCGGAATAGTCTGTTTCAAGAGTTTGCACGTTTGTTAAAGGATATCCAGCCGAAGGTCTTTGTTATGGAAAACGTAACTGGTATGGTCAAGGGTTGTATGAAACAAGCATATCTGGAGATTGTCAAAACTCTCAGGAGTTGTGGATATCAAGTCAAAGGACAGATTCTAAATGCCATGTACTTCGGGGTGCCGCAGTCCAGGCAGCGGGTGTTCTTGATCGGAACACGAAATGATCTGGGGATTGAACCGAGTCATCCGAAGCCGCAGTCTGAACCTATTGCTTCAGGTAAGGTTCTTGCAGGTATAGAAGATAAAGGGAAACCCTTGACTCCTGAAGCTGCTAAATACTGGCCTTTGATGAAACCAGGAGAATCGGCAAGTAAGTATCATCCGAAGGGATATGAATTTGGTTTGGTAAAGTTAGATTCCAACAAACCCTGTCCGACATTAACAAGGTCCGCTGGCGTTGTACATTGGTCAGAAAGACGTTTTATTGGAATATACGAAAGGTCAGTTTTGCATAGTTATCCTCTTGATTTCAAATGGGTAGGCAGTTGGCAAGATATCTATGATAGGCAAGGCAATTCTGTTCCCCCACTTCTGATGAAGGCAATAGCAGAATATATCAGGGATAATATCCTTGAACCATCTTGACAAGGTGCTATAATGGGGCAGAATGACTGACACTGTAAAACAACATCCAAACACCGTGGGGCTGAGACATTGGTCAAAAGGCCAGTCGGGCAATCCTAACGGAAGGCCACGCAAAGATAATTGTCTAACCTCTTTACTTCAGATAGAACTCAAGAAGAAACCCAAGGTAGTAGGCAAGGATGGTTTGCCCAACGACAAGACCTGGGCGCAACTCTTAGCTGAGGCTCTACCCGCAGCAGCCTATAAAGCCTTACTCAAGGGCGATATCAAGCCCTATGCTTTACTCATAGAACGGACTGATGGCAAGGTGACGCAGCCTATAGGCGGGCCTGATGGTGGGCCTATCCCGATTCAAGGTGACTTCACTCACAAGCACGACTGGAGTAAAATCCCTGATGAGAAACTAGAGCCGGTAGTAAGGATGGCAGAAGAATTCTTACAGCAAGTGTCAGAGAAAAGCTAGACAAGATCGACTGGAATGGAGCTATCCTAGAATGGGAACGCCGTCATCCTTCGTATTGGGCAAAGAATCACTATTACATCCCCTCGGAATCAGGCGATAACCGCAGGATTCAACTTCAACCCTATCAAGAGGCTGTCCTGGACTACGCCTTTGCGCGGGTTGATAATCGATTGAGGTTTGACACTATCCTATGGAGCCAGCCAAAGAAGGCTGGGAAAAGTACCATCGCCGGCATGATAGGGCGTTGGGCTGCGGAGAACTGGGGACAATACGGGGAAGTGCTCTATGTGGGAAACGATTTAGCCCAGGCTATAGGTAGAGGGTTCGCTGCACATAAACAGAGTATTGAACTCACCCCGGGATACATCCGGTCAAAGGGACTTCTACCCGAACGTTGGCAAGTCCAGGCCCAGTTGATGACCTGCTTAACGACAGGGACGGGCTGCAAGGCCATTGCCACAGACTACCAGGGCGAAGCTGGGGCTAACCCGATTATCACCATCTGGGAAGAGCTGTGGGGATTTATTCACAAGGATGCTCTAAGGTTCTGGGCTGAAGTGGCACCATCCCCGGCACGACCTGATTCTGTGCGCCTGGTGGTGACTTACGCGGGATATGAGGGGGAGTCCGAGCTTCTTTGGTCACTCTACGAGCAGACAGTCAAGCAAGGCCGTCAGTTAAGGGTCAAGGATATGCCCAAGTCCCAGGGAGCCTTTGTTGAGTCACCAAACCCTGATGATCTGATTCCCTGTTGGGTAAACGATTCCAAACGCATGTTTACCTTCTGGGATAGTGGCACTATTGCCCGGAGGATGCCCTGGTTACAAGGGGAACGAGGACGGACATATTACGCCTCTGAGGAAGGGACGCAATCCCCTCCGCAGTTCAGGCGCTTGCATCTTAACGAGTGGGTAAGTTCTGAGTCTGAGTTCGTGCCTATCCTCTGGTGGGATGCCTGCCAGAAACCAGCATTGCCCTTAAAGGGTGATTCAAGTCCTTTGATTATAGCCCTGGACGCTGCCGTAACCGGTGACTGCTTTGGTCTGGCGGTTCTTTCGAGAGACCCCGACAAGCCTGACGATTCAGTAAGAGTACGCTTTGCCCGCAAGTGGGACCCTCCCAAGGGTGGAGCCATAGACTTCCGGGAGGTCGAGGCTATACTTCGGGATATCTGCAAGAGTTTCAATGTGGTAGAGGTCTGCTATGACCCATACCAGCTCCACGACTTCTGCACAAGGTTAATGCAAGAGGGTGTGGCTAATTTTATGGAGTTTAACCAGGGCGGGGATCGCTTAGAGGCAGACACCTTACTTTATCAGCTAATCGCACATCGGAGGATTGCCCACTCTGGGGAGATTGAACTGCGTGAGCATATCCAGAACTGTAATGTGAAACTCTCTAAAGACGAAGATTCAAAACTCCGTATTGTCAAGAAAGCCGAGAGTAGAAAGATTGACCTTGCGGTGTGCCTTTCGATGGCAGCGTATGAAACGTTGCGTTTGAATCTATAACCTATTGACATCATCAACATAGGGTGTATGATAAAGCCTAATTAGGAGGCCCGACATGCCCGATGCAAAAAAGCGTTCTGTAATTAAGCGACCTAGTTACGAAGAATCCCCTACTGGCGGGTGGATACTATCCCTGAGTTCAATGGCAGATGAGTTCCCAGCATGGGGGGCCGACCCCGCCGGACTCGACCTGAAGATACGCGAGTTCTGGCCCACAGAGTCCTATCTTCAGTCTGCGATATATGCCATAGCCACCCGTAACGCCGCCTTCTCCTGGACACTCCAGGGCCCACCTTCTACCGTAGAGGCATGTCAGGAGTTCCTTGTAGAGAACTGGGTTGACTTCTGTTACAAGTGGAATCTCGATTATTTGACCCAGAATAACGGGGCCTTCGTGGAGATCATCCGCTTGACTGATTCCCCGGACTCGCCTTGTATCGGGATAAACCAGCTTGACGCTGCCAGATGCAGGCGTACAGGGGTTGACGAGTGGCCTGTAGTCTACTCAGACCGCTTAGGTGGGCAACACAGGCTTGCACCTCACCAGGTATGGGTTATGGCCGATATGCCAAGTCCCATTGAGACAATGAACAGCGTGGGTATGTGCGCGGTCTACCGGATACTGTGTGAAGTCAAGAGGATGCGTGACATCTCAGTCTATGAAAGAGAAAAGTTGTCGGGCTTCAACCCCAAGTCACTTTATATCGTGGGCAACGTGGGCAAGACTCAACTAACCGATGTCTTGAAGGAACACGAGCAGAACCAACTCCAGAAGGGCTATGTTCGATATGTCAAACCGGCCATTATGGGAGTTCTTGACCCCAAGGCCCCGGCAACAGTAGCGACACTGGACTTTGCCTCTATCCCTGATGGGTTTGACAAGGACAAAGAGTTGAAGTGGTATATCACGGTCATGGCCTTAGCTCTAGGTTGTGACTATCAAGACCTGGCCCCCTTATCTGCTGGCAACTTAGGCACTAGCACACAGTCCGAAGTGCTACATCTCAAATCAAAGGGCAAAGGCCCAGCCATGTATATGAAGCGCATTAGTCACATGATGAACTTCTCAGGTATCCTTCCGAAGAATGTCACCTTTGAGTTTGACGAGAAGGACATCGCGGATGACACGCAGATAGCTGCGCTTGATAAACTACGAGCTGACACCAGGGCGGTTTACTTCAACATGGGTGTCTATACTCCTGAGTCTATTCGTCAGGAGATGGTTGACACTGGTGAGATGACTGAGGAGATGTTCAAGATTCTACAAGCCACACCCGATGCAACACCAGAGGTAACGACTGAGGATGAATCGCAACAGGCAGATGGCGAGACCCAGACGGATGAGCAGCAGAAGGGAGGCGAAGGGTCAGGCAACTACGGGCACGAAGGTAGACCTGGAGAAGTGGGGGGAAGTGGGCCTGGGGGGGGTGGGTCTTCAGGGGTGGATGATTATTCATCTGATTCTAGGTTCTATGTTAATCCTCCAGAATCTAAACGGCCTCCGAAGGGTTATTTAGCTCATGGGGAACGTGGTGGCGATTTGGTACTTGGTCAAGGGGAAGAGGGTATGTGGGTCACAAATAATGTGGAACATGCGGGATCATTCGGAGATAAGGTAGTTTTCGTGGAAACTCCCAAGAACATCAAGAGAAGTGGCGACCTGGTGGGTGACGCAAACTATTTCAGGGGGCAAGGGAATAAAATAGAGACCGTGGACGAGCTAACCTCTAAAGACTGGGGAAACATCAAATCCTATTATTTCAAGAAGGGTTATCAGGCTGTTAATTTTGGGCCTATGCACAACGACCAGGCCGATGATATATGGATATTCAAGAAACCCACGGTGCATATATTGAAGGATGCCGAGTCGTGGGCAGCGTGGGATGCCGGGCAACGGGGAGAAGGTGGTGGTAGGGCATCATCAGTGTCAAAACCACGTCAAGACTTTAACAAGAAGGAAACCAAAGCCAAGCAGGAATTTGCTGCCAAACTCCGTGCCAAATTAGAGAAGCGTATGGCAGATCAAATGGCCGTGACATTAAAAAAAGTCCTCGGCCTCTTTAAGAGGCCACTTCAGGATATGAAGTCCCTGGACAAACCCTCTGACCTCTTGAATGACCCTGACCTCTGGAAAGAGGTACAGATCACCCTTAGACAGGGCATGACACCCTTAGTACGTCAGGTGTTACTCGAATCGCTGAACTATAACCTGGACATGGGCCTGGTGGTGGACATGAACGCCGTCAACCCCGCCATTCTGCAATACACCCGAAGGTTTGTGAATGACTGGGGCCAGTACCTTGAGTCAAGCATACGGGGGGATATCTCTGAGGCCATTGCCACATGGCAAGAGTCCGGTCTAGGCAAGAGAGGCTTTCCTGACTTAGTGAAGGCACTTGACGAGGTGGTGTTCAGCAAGACACGGGCTCAGAATATAGCCACAACGGAAATCACCAGGATATTCGATCAGGGGAACAGGTTAGTCGAGAAGGCGGCGGGGATTGAGGAGCAGGAATGGCAGACGGTCAGGGAAGGGAATGTGTGTAAGGTCTGCGAGGAACTGGACGGCAAGGTATTCCCAATAGACTCTGGCCCTTATCCTGTCGATGATTCACATATTGGATGCCGTTGCACTAGGGTGGGTATTGGGAGAGTAACATAATAACATGCCACAGATAGGAGAGACTAAGCGGTCAACAGACTTGGGATACAAGACCCATCGAACTCTTATGTGGTGGGCCTGTGTTGATTGTGGCAAAGAGAGATGGTCTTCCTTGTACAAAGGTAAACCCATTTCACCTCGTTGCCCATCATGTTCTAGGTTATTGATGAAACAGAAAGACATACTATTTGGTGGACCACCGCGTCGGGGTAGTGACCATCCTTGTTGGAAGGGTGGCAGGGAAAGAAATTGTGGTGGATACATGCAGATTCGTTTACCTTCTGATGATTTCTTCCATTCCATGTGTGACATTCATAATCTTGTCATGGAGCATCGTTTAGTAATGGCAAAACATTTAGGGCGATGCCTTGCACCATTTGAATCAGTTCATCACAAAAATGGTATTAGAGATGATAATAGGTTAGAGAATCTTGAATTGGGTACTAAGAATAGCCATGCAAAGGATCACAACAAAGGTTATCGTGATGGATACCAGAAGGGTTTAACTGATGGCAAGAATAAACAGATACAGGACTTACGGAAGAGAAACATAGAATTGGAATCGGAGTTAGTTCTAATACGGTCACAAATGGGAGTTGGTGTATGACAGAGTTTAACCTAACCCCTATCACTCCCAAGAATGATATCGTTGACCTCAAGACATGGGAGAAGTTACATACGGCGATGACTGACACA